TATAATTTTGATTTTGGTATATCGGAATTAACTGGGACAGTTGAAGGCGTTCTTTTAAATATAGAAGGACATACTTCCGGCGATTTCTCAAGAACAGTTCATACTATATCGTGGGATGGCGGAAGTTCTTGGACAGCAGAAAAAAGTAGTGGATTTGTATGGAATACCGGAGCCGACGAGGTTCATTCTATTGGAGGGGAAGCAGATACTTGGGGAAGGTCTTGGGGCTTAAGTGATTTTTCAGATAGTAATTTTAGAATAGAAACAATCGGCGGAAGTGTTACTGATTATTCCGTTGACCATATTAAAGTCAAAGTTTATTATACGGAAGTTCCGCCTACAACAACATCAAGCTCAACAAGTTCTAGTTCTTCGTCTAGTACTTCTAGCTCTTCTTCGTCTAGTACATCTAGCTCTACATCTTCCAGTTCTTCAAGTTCGACAAGTTCGCTGATCGGCGAATATGTGCCGAGGAGAAATATTTACAAATCGCAATTATGCAATCTAAATAAGCCGTGCCCTCCGAGGGAGGCGGCAACTTAGGTTGACTTTTAATTTTATTTATGTTAATATTTAATCAACAATTTCTATATATAAAAAAGGTGACGTTTTTAGCTTCACGAAGCCTAAAAACGCCTAATTCTGAGGAATTAGAATGCCGATCACGCCTTGAAGGGCGCACGCGTCCAATGGTCAGACGACTTTTTGGGCTTTTTTATTTGACCAATTAAGTCCGATAAGGAATTAATAAAAAATAATTTTAAAAAATATATTTATGATGTTAGGAATGGCATAACATTATGTTATAATTGCCATAGACTAATTCATAGTAAAAATTAAATAAATGTACATAGATAAAAGTGCAATCGAGGATTACCTACTCATAGATATAGATGGGTCAATGGATTCTCGAATAAATGAATGGATAGCGGCCGCGCAGAATTACGTGGAGATTTATACTGGGCGGGAGTTTGAATTGTCCGAGGACGAGACTAGGTACTATGACGGCCCGGGCGGCAGGACATTTTATTTAGACGATTTTACGGAGGTGTCCGGCGTTTGGACTCTTGGCTTGGATGGCTCAACAGTGGATGAAACCCTGACCGAAGATACGGATTACTTCGTATATCCCCTTAATGACACGCCGAAACACATTATTAAATTAGCTCCTGAGGGTTCAAAACTTGGCAAGTGGCCCAAAGGAAAAAAGAGAATTAAGGTCACAGCCGATTTCGGCTACCAGGCTAGCGTCCCAGATGATATTAAACTAATTACTACTCAGTTGGTTGCCGAGATTGTCAATGTCGGCAGGCAGGGGGCGGAAGGCGGGATATCGTCCGAGAGCCTAGGTGACTACTCCGCAACTTACGGGAGCTTTGATGAGGCAGCGGTTAGACTGGGTATAAAGCCGGTCCTAGATAATTATAAACTTTTGGTTTTGTAAATATGTCAATAGAACATTTATGCCGTACGGCAATAAGAGTATTAAGATACAGGGACTTGGGCGGAGACCTGATGGGCTTTTCGACCGTGACTTCGGCTATGGCACATATCCAGCCGGCAACGGACAGCAAGCGGTCGATAGCTGACGGGGTGTTTGGCAAGCAGTACAGAATATATGTAGATGTAGGCAGGAACGTGCAGCAGGGCGACCGGATTAGGGACATAGATTGTAACGAGTACACAGTGGTAGCAGGCGGCGAGTCCGAGCGTTCCTTTGGGTCGATAAGTTATACATTATTATTAGCGGAAAAAACAAAATAACAATATGCCAGTAGCAATAACAATCAAGGTGACGGGAATGAAAGAACTTAGTAAAAATTTCAGGAATTCGCCAATACTTGTTTATAACGGTCTCTCAAGAGCCATAAATAAGTCGGCCATATTGCTGACACAGAATATTAAGAGGGTAACACCTAAAAAGACTGGCGCATTAAGTGGAAGCATAAGACCTACTTTTTCTCGGTTAAAGGCAGTAATAGAGCCACACAAAAAATACGCCATATACGTCCACGAGTCGACACGTCCACATGAGATAAGGCCGAGACTTAAGAAAGCCCTGTTCTGGCCCGGAGCCAGACATCCGGTTAGAAAAGTAATGCACCCAGGTACAAAAGGAGTTCCGTTTATGGAAATTGGTGTCAATCGGTCCGTGCGGACGATAGAGGGAATTTTCAAGGTCGAAGTGGACAAAATGTTAAAAGTAATAGTTAAAAAATAATTCTATGTGGAGCGACATATTAGAAAAATTAATTTCGATTTTAGAGGCGAATGTACTGATTAAGGATGTATATAATTACGAAGTTGAGGAGTTTGACGGCGACCCGTCCTGTACGGTAACCCCCTCCGAGAACGACAGCGACTATAACACGACTGAGGAGAACGTGAGGATTTACGCTTTCAACGTCAGACTATATGTTAATAGAACAATAAAACCGGCGGGAGAAGACCCTAAGCCAGACGCTGACAGAATACTTAGAAACCTTGTTGACAGCGTCTTGGATGATTTCGATAAAGACTATACTCTCACTGGGATAGTAAACCCTACTGGGTATACTTTTATCAACCTATTCGCTTTGCCGTCAGTCTGGGGATATTCAGGTCGAGAGGATAATTTCAGGGTAGCTGAAATTGCAATAAGATGTCGTGTATCGGTGGACTTATCTAGTCTTTGATAAATAAAAATATGCCAAAATTGGACTGAATATTTTAAGATTAAATCTGTCGACTTAAGCGCTTTATAAATTAACAGTTTAAATATTTATAAAATAAAAATAAAGACGTATGGAAATAATGGAATTAATACAGGATATAAATAGTCATATTACAGTTTTAAATGATGATTATACCGCCCTATCAACTTCGGTTGCTGTTTTGGAAAATCAGATGGGATTTGTAATATGGACAACAAAATTTTTGATGGCCACTGTCATTGTGGCCGCATTAAGTGGCTTGGTTGGGATGTATTTTACTATCCGACATTGGTCGCTTTACAATAAAAACGGAAAGAAATAAAGGTCGAATAACATAAAATTAATTAATTAATTAATCTCGATATCCAAGTCTTAGGCTTGTATGTCGGGAAAAACCAATAATATGCCAAAATGGATAGGAAGAAGATTGTCGATAGGCGTAGGTGTCGAGGGTGTCAGAGGAACAGGAGTAGCTGCTTCCTTATGGCTCAACGCCACCGCTTTTAGTTTTCTGGACAAGGTTACCAAGGCCAGAACTAACGCCGGTTATGGAGGTATTTGGGGAGGCGATCAGTCATTGGTTGCTCAGAAATGGGCAGAGGGCGAGATAGAGGTTGAAATGGGAGACCAGAGTTTCGGAGCGATTATGATAGCCACTTTGGGAGGCATCAGCTCAGCCGCATATTTAGGCGCTTACAAGCATACCTTCACGCTCCAAAACGATAATGCTCACGACAGCTTATCGGTACACACCGTAGATCCAATCGGTGATTTGATTTTTGAGCTGTCGATGGTTGAAAGTCTCACCATAGAGATGGTGCCGGAGGACTTGGTTAAATACACAGTTGGCTTCAGATCAAAACCCAGTCAAGCGGATAGTTCCACCGCGGCCTACATTGCTGAGAACAAGTTTTTGGGTAGGCACGCGAAGCTCTATCTGGAGGATGTTGTCGGCGACTTGGGTACCAGCGATGATATCTGCGTCAAGAGGATGGCTTTGACTTTTACAAAGAATTTGGAGGACAACTACTGCCTGGGGACTGTCCAGCCGACTGACATAATGAACAAGAACTTTACTATTACCGGCGAAATTGAGTTGAACTACGAGAACCGAACTTACAGAGACTATATGTTAGATGGTGGCTACAAGGCAATGAGGATTGACATCGTAAACACCGACGTGACCATTGGTACAACCAACCCGTCATTCAGGATAGATTTGAGTAAAGTTGATTTCGACGAGTGGGATGCTGACCACGCACTAGACGACATCGTAACCCAGACAATTAATTTCACCGCGCTGTACGACCTAGACACTACTGACTTGGTGATTAACGACTGCTACCTGATAAACGAGAGAGACGACTATTACGTCGGAGGCACGACTACCAGCTCATCTACTTCGAGCTCTACCAGTTCTTCTACGTCTAGTTCAACGTCAGCTTAATAAAAAACGAAATTAGCTAACTAACAATTTAAAATAGAAAATTTATTAGAACTACTAAGGAAATATAATTAAATAATATGTGGGCTAACTTATTACAGTTAGCCCGCTAAAAGAAAAATTATGGAAAAAGAAATTAGAAAAATTAAGCTTCCTGAATATGAAGTTGAGATTTATACTTATTTAACTTGGGGAGAAAAAGAGGAAATCACAAATATCCTAATTAAAGGTGCCAAAATAGGGACTAACGGATTACAGGAATATGATTCAAATGTTTTATTAGAAAGCAAATATAAGCTTTTAGAATTCGCTATTAAAAAAATAATTAATAGTGATGGCAAAGAAATTAAGTTTACGAAAGAATGGATAAATAATCTTAGTGCCGAAGATGGTGATTTAATCTATGATGCAGTAGATGAATTGAGTAAAAAAAAAGAAAAAAAGACGATAGCTTAGACCTTGAAATTGAAGGAAAAAAACCTCTTTCAAATGGGGTAATAATGGAAATGTTAAGTGAGAAATATGGATGGCTACCGAGTCAAATAAGAGACGAAAGATTAGATGATATTTTATCAT